TGTCTTGCCAATCATGTTCTTTGTGCCATGGCTCTTGTAACCTTTGCCAAACCAGGCTCTGAGATCTTCTTGTATGATGTCAGTGAGTTTCATGTTATCCCTGTTGGCCTGATGAATATCCCAGTATCACTGTTAAATCACCAACATCCGTGGCATTGGCGTCACTACTAAATGGGAATTTGTCTATGATATTTACTTTTAACTCAGATATATTAACTCCCCCTGAACTATAACCGCTACTACTGCTGGATTGTCCAGATGGTCCTTTTCTGCCCACTGTCAAATCTCCCACATCTGTGGCATTGCTATCTGAAGCGAAAGGAAATTTATTAATAGTATCCTGGAATTCAGGGGCCTTGATCCCACTTACATAGCCATGGGAGTTGCTAGATTGGCCGGCAGAGAATCTCATTGAAAGTGTTAAATCACCAATGCTAGATCCATTACCATCACTGGCAAATGCAAATTTTTCTATATCAGCAACACTGACAACACTTGAGTTTTCACCGCCCGAGGAATAGCCATGATTGCTACTTGACTGGCCCGCAGGATTTGCAATTGCTGTACTAAGATTAGCTACATTACTACTGCCAGAATCTGAAGAAAAAGGAAATTTTTGTATAGTTGATGTAATACCAGGCATAGCTTGACCGCCAGATGCGTAGCCATTTTCTGAACTTGACTGTCCAGAATGGCGGCTCAGTCCACCACTTAAATTTCCTATGTTAGATGCATCACCATTGGTTGCAAAAGAAAATTTACTTATTGAATTTACATATGGACCTCGTTGTCCACCGGATGCATAACCATTTTCAGAGCTTGACTGGCCCGATACATAGGATGTGATTGAGGATAAATCACCCACATCTGTTGCATTACTATCACTAGAAAAACTAAATTTATGAATAATATTCAGAGCAGTTCCTGGACCAGACTCACCCCCACTTGCGTATCCATCGCTAGCACCACCTGAACCACCTGAACCACCGGGTGCTAAATTTATACCACCACTTAGTTGTACTCCACCTGAAATTTGCATAATTACTCCTTGTTAAAGTTATTCATATTTATCTTTTCAGGAGTTCTTGTCACAAAAAAGCCCTCAATGAGGGCTTTGAAGGATTTATATAAAAATTAGTACTGCGCTGATGCGCCGTCGCCCGTGTTATATTCAAGATTACCAACATCAGTGGAATCGCCATCACTGGCAAAAGGAAATTTACGAATTTTAATACTGGGTCCACCACTTGAACGGTTACCTCCAGCAGTGTAACCACTCTGTGTGCTGGACGAAGCACATATGCCGTAGGTAATCTCATCTACCTCACCTACCTCTGTGGCAGTGGTCTGTGAAGCAAAAGGAAATTTATCTATATTACTATGGGTATATGGTCCACCATCCGCATTAGCAGCAATGGAATAACCACTGGTATCTGAATTTACTCCCGCGTTATTGTTGGTAGCTGTATTTAAATCAGAGTGATCAGACAATGTTGTATCGCTTGCAAAGGCAAACTTTCTGATATCACTAAGATACACCAACGAGGGGGACCTTCCACCCATGAGAAATCCTGAATCGCTGCTAGTACATCCACCCGAACCCCTGTCCGAATTCAAGGAACCCAAATCAGTGCTGTCAGAATCTGATGCAAAACTAAACTTATCAGTCTTCAACATGTTTGCACCATTTGGTCCAATCTCCCCACCATAGGCGTATCCATCTGTGGAACTTGAAAATCCCGTATACTTACTTCCACCGTTTGCAACATTTGCACTTGATGTTGTGTTGCCGTCACTAGCAAAAGGAAACTTTTCTATTTTGTTGGATAGCGCGGTGGGTCCAGTTCGTGCCCCCGCCATATAACCATTGGTTGAGCTACTGTTTCCACCACCTGCCATTCTGGTGTCCTGCATGAGATCGCCAGATTGAGAAGCATTACCGTCTGAAGCGTAACTGTATTTTAGTATATCATTTGTAGTAGTGCTAGGGGCGGGATTAGTATAACCCCCCATGATATATCCAAAGTTACTGCCTTGAAATGGACTTGCGCCACTGGGTGAGGGTGATGATCCACCTGGCACTAAATTTACACCACCACTTAATTGTACTCCACCTGAAATTTGCATTATTTCTCCTGTTTAATAAATTTAAATTTAGTTAATATATTATCCTTGATGACCTGCACCTCTATAATATGTGTCAGTCAAGTCACCCACATCTGTGGCATTGCCACCGCTTGCGAATGGAAACTTATCAATGACATTAGTCTCTCCACTGGGAGCTGTACCACCAGCAGTGTACCCACTGATGCTACTAGATGAACCGGCCATGCCGCGGCCAGAAGTAGTAAGGTCACCTATATCAGATGAGTTACTATCACTTGCAAACGGAAATTTCTCTATGATATTTGTAACATCACCACCTGTCACGAATCCTTCAGTAGTGCTAGATTGACCAGCAGTGTCTATTCTGCCTTGTGTCAAGTCCCCAACGTCAGTTGAATTGCTGTCAGAACTAAAAGGAAACTTTTGAATGGTGTCTACAATAGGGTAGCCGCCGGCGCAAACATAACCATTGTCCGCAGAACTTTGACCACTAGTTACACTATTGTGGGCAACTAGGTCGCCCACATCACTTCCATTGCCGTCACTGGTAAAACTAAACTTTTCAATACGATTTAAATAAGCACCAAAGGCGGGATTTGAACCTCCACTTGTATAACCATAATCGCTAGAATTTTGTCCATTTGAACCAACAGAGTCCTTGGCCTGGGTAAGAGTTCCCACGTTAGTAGAATTGCCATTGCTAGCAAAGGGAAATTTTTGTATACGATCTATGCGGCTACCAGCCTCGTCACCACCAGAAATATAACCGCTTTCTGATGAACTTGTGCCACCACAACCATAAATTGAAACAATTAAGTCGCCTACATCTGTAGCATTACCGTCACTGCTGAATGAAAATTTTTGTATTTTTGTTCCTCTTACTTCACGGGGGAAAGAGGGAGTGCCGCCACTGAAATATCCATCACTAACACCACCGCCGCCGGCGCCGCCTGAACCACCTGGTGCTAAATTTACACCACCACTTAATTGTACTCCACCTGAAATTTGCATTGTTTCTCCTTTTTAATTTATTTTTTGGACTTATTGCCCCAATTCTTGGCGCCTTTTTTACGACACTGTACCAGTGCGCCTGATGCGTAGGCACTTGGCCATACTTTGTATCTGCTACGCACTTTATTGTAGCAAGCATCTTTCTTGGCTTCATCCAACTCGTCACGCCTACTTTGTAGATCTGCATAGTGTTCAGCCGCTTGCTGTGATTTCCAACTGTAGTCAGCCGCAGAGTTATGATCTACAAAATCTTCTGGACCATAATATTCGCCCTGAATAGTAACGCCTTGCCCGTTGTTGCCGGCTTCAATCTGTAACTTACTCTGATAAGGCTCATTGCTTGAACCCTCCATCCACACTGTAACAGTTCTGCCCACATACTTTTCCAGATCTTTGCCTTTGAGAGCAAATTTCTCAGCATGAGCATCTATTTCTTTGCTCATATCGTCATAGGCATCTTCGCCCAACTTCTTGTCTCTGAGATACATCTGTGCTTTCTTGAGGACAGGCAATGCGTCCTTGATCTGCGCATCTACTTCCTTGCCAGCAGTGCCACGCAAGTCAATGAGATCTGAAATACGCTTGGCAATTGTATCGTCCACTCGCTTCATCCCTCTGGGGTTGCCTGATCTAACTGCGCCTATGACCTCATCTTTGATTGATTGTACGTTGACGGCCTCTCTCATGCTCTTGGGTCTGCCATCTGGGGCACCAGGTGCGCCCTTGAGGATCTTTGATGTTGTGCTTGCTTCGTTTGCTTCGTCGTCTTCTATCTCGTCCCGCATTCTGTTGATAGCCATATTTGTACCAGCAGTTTTAACCATGCTACCCACGCCTTTGGCTACAGCACCAGCACCTTTGACAACACCTCTGCCCACTGCGGCTATGGCTGGAGCAATCTCATCCACTGGTGGACGCATTACTCTGTCTGAGCCAGGCATCATGTTGCCTTTGCTTACTGGGTCAGGTCTGCCTGGGTTGGGCTCTGCTGTCTGAGCGTTGTGAATGTTTTGTTGGATTTGGTCAGCAAATGCTCGGGCTTCATCTTCCAAACCATAGGTAGCACCCAGGGCAGTAATGAGTGCCATCATACGAGCAGTCTTTGATTCGTCAACCTGCTCCACGCTTTCTTTCTTGACACAGTTGTTGACAGTCTTGCCAAACATCTTTTTGGTGCCTTTCTTCTCATAGCCGTCCCAACACTGCTGACCTTCGTCAGCCTTTTCAGTCTTACTATCCATGCTTTGCTGAAACTTCTTCTGCATGTCAGCATAGAACTTTTCTTTATCTGGAGTACCTATGCCATGTTTAGCAGCTCTTTGATTCAATCTATCCTGAGCTGATTGCTTGGGTTTATTAAACTTAAATCTTGCTTCGTCTGTGTTCTCTGACACGTTTACTCCTTCAGTATATAGGTCGGGATTATTTTGTCCCCATTCCCGCATTAGTACACCGGCCATGGCGTTTGCTTCGTTTTCGTCCGCACTACCAGTAGTGCCGTCTGGTTCATAGGATTTCATTTGCTTGACATGCACTAACTCATGAGCCAGAGTACGCATGATATCCATCTGATGTCTGTCAGCCACAACAATAGTCACACTACCGTCAGTCATGTCAGTATATCCCAAAGCATTTGTGTCGTTTGTGCCCTTGAGGGTGAGATCAGGACGATCTATGCCTAGCTTATCACAGCAATAATCAGCAAATTCATGTATGTGCTGTTGTTTTTCCTGGGCACATATATTATTGAGATCAGAGGATTTCATCTTGGGAATTCCCTGACTCTTTAATTACTTTACGAATGCCGCGCTCAAATTTAGTGCCATCCTTGCCGCGTATGCTATTAATTAAACGATTTTGCAGATCCTTGGCAGTATCTGCATCGTAATGCTGTTCAATCTGTTCTATGAGATTGATTGCACCCTGGATAACATGCTCAGCACGATTTCTCACAACATGGTTGCGGTCTCGATCCTTGCTGATCTGATTTAATTCTTCCAGTATGCTTCTGGTTTTAGCCATGATAATACCCGTAAATTATTTACAGTATTTATCATTTTCTAGATTTTAAAAACTCCTTTAGGTGCATGGTAGCTGCTACTGCATCTGTGGCTTCTGCACTTTCATCATGGGCATCATCACTCACACTGCCCTGTCGCTTTAGTTTGTCCATGATACTACCAGCAGTTAGTGTGGTAGCATCAGCTTCGCCCTCCTCCAGGTCCTCAATGCGCAAGGTGTCTACATTAAATTTGAGGTCTACTTTGCTACCCACACCACTACTACTTCTGGTCTTCATAAACTGCACCTGATACCTGCCACGTTCACGCATTGCGTTACTTGTAAAGATACCTATGACATTGTCTGCAGTGTTGATCTTTGATATACCACCAGCAATATGACTGTGATCATATTCTATTTCTTCCACTGCGCTTCTGCCTAACTGCGATGCTGTGACATGAAATATGTCACGTTCAACAGCTAGATTTCTTAGTTCTTCAGATACATACTTGTCTTTCACAAATAAATTTTCAGGACTAATCTTTGCGTTGATGGGCATCATCAAGTCTAAATAATCCACAAGTAAGGCATCTACCTTTATGCCTGCTTGTATCTCATACTCCCTGAGGAATACTCTGATGTCATTGACATTTATACCACTGGGCATCTGTTTTACTCTGAGCTTGCCAGCACCCTTGGATTTCATTCTGACTTTTAGTGCTACATCATCCATGTTGCGCATGATCTCTCTGGCGCCATAGCCAGTCATCATGCTGTCCAATCGCATACTAATAAGTTGCTCTGATAGTTCCAAACTAATGTAAACAACATTAAGTCCTGCAAGTGCCCAGTTTACACCCAAGTTCTGTAGAAACAAACTCTTACCACCGCCACTGGGTGCGGCAAAGATTGTTATCTCTGCTCTGTTTAAGCCACCATATAATTTCTGATCAATGCCTGCCCAGCCTGTGCTAGTAGCGCCTGCCTGTGCTTTGATCCACTCCAGACGCTCCTTGGGATCATCAAAATACTCCAAGCCCAGGTCTTTTACAAGTCCTATCTGTACTGCTTCCTTGATCTTTGCTTCCACGGCACCGTAGTTCTGCTTCTCCAAATCATCAGTACTTGAAATGATTGCTCGCTCAAGTCCCTTGTGTCTGCAAAATGTCTCAAACTCATCTAAAAACCAATTCTGATGATCTGGTGTTACGTTGGGTATGATATCCAACTTTAAGGCACCCACACTGTTGATCTGTTCCAGTGTGGGCATAGCATTGTGGTCAGTGCTGTGACTCATCATGAGATCCACAGCGGCTCTAAACTGTCTGTCAAAGTGCCTGGCATCCACGATGTTCTGGCATCTAGCAAATAAATCTGGGTCTGATACCAAAAACTTTAGGAACATCTCCTGAATTTCTGGGGTATATTCGGTTATGTCAGCCAATTATTTTCTCCATTGTGTTATAGCATCTTAGTCTTTACTTGTATTTTTATTTTGTTGTTTGTTGCGTGTTCCATGATACTACTAAGTGTAAGTAATCTACCATACTTACTCACAGCATCACCTGCATCCTTGCAGTCATGGCTCCAGGGCGGAAAGCTCACGTCCCAGCCTAATTCAACTGCCTGCTCTATGAGTTGTTTTCCTGGGCGATCTCTGTCTGGACATAGTACTACCCTGATTCCTAGTTTATCTATCAGATGCGCCTGCTCAGGTGTCACACTATTTCCCATTACACTCACACCTTCCAATAGGATAGCATCAATCAAGCCCTCACATACCACAACAATTTGTCTGTCACCACCAGTAAATCTGTCTATGTTAAACACATAGCCTGGTTGTATGCTTTGCAGATACTTTGGGGTACTACTATTAGGAGGGTTTATGTGTCTGCCTGACCATCCCACAATATCATTGTTAAACAAAAATGGCATGGTTACCCTTTTACGATACAAGGTACTATCAATATGAAATAGGGGATACAAACCCAGGATGCCACGATTTCTGGCATACTCCTTGATGTCATGACCGTCAGGCAAATCCTCTATGTTGGTTGCTTCTCCTGGCAAATCCACAGTTTTAAACTTGTGAAAGTTTATGTTATATTCTGTGTGTAGATCAGCTTGATCTAATTCTTCACTATACCTCAGCAAGTCCAATTGAACTTTATTAAGCTCTGACAAGCTACATCCGAGCTTCTCAGCAAGTTCCTTGTATCGTTTGCTAATACCCGGGTATGGTGTCCAGGCAGCTTTGGCACCACAATTAAAACAGTGGAATGCTATCTTGGCGCCAGTTACTATTACGCCGCCGCGTTTTCGCTTTTCGTTACAAACTGGACAATTGAAGGTTACCCAGCCAGAAGGTGTTTTACTATGTCTGGCAGGTAGATTGTCCAGAACAAGGCGATGAACACGTTCAACTATGGAATCGATCGGCATAGTTAAGTATAACACACAGATCTAGAATTTGTCAATTCCTTAACATTACTTTGGACAGAGTGTCGACGTTGCCATCATCTGGAGCATTAACTACTCTTAGCCAGGATACTGCAGAACTAAAATTGCTGTAAAAAACGCCATTGCTTGGATCAGCATTGCTAAATGCAAATGTTTGAAGGTCGAACCAATCTGTACTATCTATGGAAGTATCTGGTGAATAAGGCAAACTACTTGCTTGGATCGTGATATTTCCAGTGTAGCCCTGAGTATAAAATGACATTGTGTGTTGTGCATTTGAAAAATTTCTATCTAAATTTCCCATCAAATTACTTGTAGCGTATACATTAGCGTTTGCTGTGTTAGAAATAAGTATATTGGCATTGGCTTCCTGAGTTGGTACTGGATAACTGTAGGATTGGTCTGTAATTTCCATGGTAAAAACAATATCATTCTTTTGATTGCTATACAAAGGTTCCTCGTGCAATTCGTCCCTGGTTACAGTAAAATAACAATGATACAGGCCAGGAACTAAATTTATAATATCCCCCTCCAGTAAAGTTAATTTGGCTATGCCTTTACTGAGCTGATCAGGTTCCAATAGTTTGCTGACTACCCTGCGTCTGGTAGTTGGATCTACAATATAACATCTGATTTGATCAGTAGTTATGGTTTGGAGTTTACGATCTCTGTCACGTATGTTGAAGTATATCGTGTTAGTCAAACCTCTATGTGCTACAACGTGTCTGGGATTCATATTTCTATTATCAACCTCTAAACCATATGCTGTGTAAACTAGATCTATTTCAGTGCGATACTTATAAAGTTTATTATCATGCATACTCATTTATAGTATTTATCTTTATCATAAGTCATAAATAACTCTGAACATGGAAAATCCCTATACAGAATTTGAATTCCTTACTGGTTTACTTTACCGTGAAACAGAATACATTGGCATAGTCGTAAATTCAGATAACCATTTGATTACCTTCTATGATCTGGACTCGTTGCCCAGTGCAGAAGCACAAAAAGCATTGCTAACATTGGGGGATTTATGGTGGTGGGAAAGTAATAGGCAAATTCCCATAGATGTTTTTTTGCACATAGAAATGGCTCCTTTTAAGTCTTTTCTTAAAACTGTAGTGACCAAAGATACTGAAGTAATGTATGGTCCCATGATAAGTTTACAAAACTTAATTCGCAAAAGAATTAAAAGAAGAACTGTGCAACTTATTAAAAAAGTTGACTAAAGATTTTCCACCAGTAAATTCAGTTGTACACATATTGCTAGTGCAAACGCCACAGCGTGAGCTTTCTTAAAGTGATATTCATTATTTGTAGGTTTTTCCCACACAGATTCTGCGATATATTCAAAACTTTTGCCAATTAAATGACGTTTCGCTGGACGTATTATTGCTAGTATCACGGCTAATTCCAATACATTACAGGGTTTGTATTCACTGACAATGTCAAAATGTCGATTTATGTGATATAATTGTTCCACAACTTCTCGATGTTCCAACAATTCCCACATGGGCTCACGATCCACCAAACGATCTAAATGTGCAATGTCCAGTACATCCTTGTAAATATAATTGTTTAGAAAATCCACCTTAAAATAACCCTGTGATTCTGCTATTTTATGATCTATTTGGGCATATCCTGCCAGAGGGTCTGTGGGTATATTCTGAAAATAAACACCAGTATTATGCTTAGTTTTTTTGCCGTGGTTTTCCACACACGCTGGAATATGTCGCATATGCTTTAGAATACGATCTCTGTTTGCACAATCAATATCTACGTCAAAATCAATCTTCATAAGTAATCACAAATTGTTTACTATGCCAATTTCCATGGACGCAATGCATTAACTCATGACCATATCTTTCTGGACGATATTCTAAACTGGGATCAACAGTGTGTATTTCACAATATTTCCCATCTGCTTCAGCAAAGGCAAGCATTAGATCAGTATTTGGGTAATCCCTCAGAGTTGCCTCCAGTCTGAGTTGGTCTAAACTTTCATAATATACCATGTTAACACGAATGTTTTGTTGTGTAAAGTCTTTGCCCTCAAAAATATAGCCGTCGGTCGCTTGAGGGTTTGCTGTGAGTGCCACAGCAATAAAACCCAGAGTGCCCAATACAATAGATAAGATCTTAATCACTCATGATGTCCAAGGGAAAGATTTTACTAATCACTTTGGCGCATTCCTGCGCAATGTCCATGTGTTCCTGCTGTGTTCCGTTAGCGCCTCTGAGTTCAATATAATGTACCCAACTTCTGAGAGTTCCATTCATGTACATACGGCTTACAGTATTACCCTCTGGTAGAACTACTCTGGCTTGCTCCTTGGCTATGCCTTTGTCCATTGCCCATTGATAAGCTGCTTTGGCTTCGTTGATTACTCTTTTTTGCATAATAGTCCATACTTCATGTGTGCTGGCATCGTCTGTGGGGATGCTGTTCTGACGGTTCTTGGGGTCTTGTAAGCGGGGCTCACGGATAACAAAGTCTAAGTCAGTTGTGGGATCAGCATATCGCTGACTAAACTCTTGAAAACTAAAACTACGATGTCTGAGAATTTGTCTGGCAATGTCACGAGTAGTTTCAATCTCCATACAGGCACTAACCATCTCCAAAGGGCTCCAATGTTTGTGTTTTATCAGATATTTTACTAACTTTTCAGACGTTTCCTTGTTGTTCTGATTGCTAGGGTTACTCACTCTGGCGCAATAAGCAATTAGGTCCAAAGCAGTGTCTGTTTCAAACTCAGCAGTTCCCTGACTGTAACTAATAAGTTTTACCTTCAATGTATGGTCTCTGTGTTGTGATTTGTGGGACTAAAGGTCTGAACCTCGTGTCTGAGCTCATAGATTAACTCGGCCATCTTTTCAAAATCTTCTTCTGACATCGCTGTTTTATAAATACTCATTGCTACCGCATTCATTACTGCCGCAATAGCCAAGGCATTGTGCTGTGAACTCAAGTCTGTTGCTAGATTTGCGAAAGTTTCATACAGAGTATCAACTTCCTGATCTTCATTTAAGTCTTCTTCTTCCATTTTTGTGTATTCCCATCCTTTGCTCTTGCATCACTGGCCATGGCACCATAGCCTTTACGTAGTTTATAAAGTGTACTAGAATCCAAACCCTTGGTCTGATCTATGGCTTTCTTAACTGCCTCCAGTTCACGCTGTCGTGTTTCTGTCTGATAGCGCTGTAACTTATTTAACACCAACTCATACATTTCATAGATTTGTCTGGTAGTTAGTGGTTTAATTAGGTCGCGAGCTTCCTTGAGATAGTTTCTGTCATCAATATGAACTGCTCTGCGATCATAATTTTCGTCCTGATATTTTGGCATGTTTGCCTCCTATATGCCTGCTGTTTTACACATGCTTTCGACTTCGTCAGTTTCTTCCTTGTTTTTAATAAAAACTCTGACCCAAAATTCCACATTGATCAAAGGTTTTACCATTTCCACTTGCTCATTAGTCATTCTGCCCAATAACTCCACACCACTCTCTGACAAATGCAATACCCAGGGACTGACTCTGGCGCTGCGTATGTCATGCACTGCTCTGGATGCACTAACTATACGAAAGTATTCCTGCCAATCACATTCGTTTTCCACACTCCACTCTGCCAGATACTTAATAGTACGCTCCAGAGCTCGCATGCCGGGTTCTTTCTTTACGAATTCCAACAAGTATTCATCATAGATTTTGTCCTTGCACCAATCCTGTAGTTTCTTGCCCTCTCGAATTAACCATTCTGCAAACTTTTCAGGTTCCATGTATTCATTTAAAATACAGGATCTGCCAAATTTCGTAAAACCCTCATAATACTGGCTGCGAATAAAATCTTCCTGTGTTTTGGGTTTTGTGCTATTTGTGTTGATCTCATAAAATATCTGGAATGTGCGATGAGCCAATCTAACATGAGTCATATCCTTGTCAGCCCATCGTCTTTTTCTGGGACACATATGGGCACTCAGAGTTCTTTCTGTTCTAAAACTCTTTTCACACCACTTACATGTCAGCTCATCACTCATTTAAATAACTCTTTGATCTCCTTGTCGGTCATTCCATTTTCCAAAGCAAGTTCCCTAAGCTCTGTCTTATCATTTAATTCCATGATCAAATCTATCTCATCTGATTTTGCCAGGGGATACATCTCACTTAACCATTCTGCTATACGATTCTTCTTTTTGCGGCTAGTGGGAGGTTTGATATAGGGATGAAATTCTTTTTTTCCTGAACCACACAGAGTAAACAATAACCATTGTAACTCTGGATGTTTGCTAAGATCTGAGAAGTTTTTGTTCACACACTCATTTACCATGAACAGATAACTTGCGGCATTGTTGCCCTGCACACTGCTGGCATACCTCATCATCATCCATGCACTAAATGCCTTAATCTGCTCGTCATTAAGACCGTCATACCAATCACGACGCTTTCGGTCGATAGCAAGCATTACATCAGCCAATGGTATCTGTGGCTTTTTAGCCATCATGCATCTCCCATGTACTGTCTGATGTATATCTATAGCTAGCAACAAAAGTATATTTGTCCCACTGGTGGGGGTCAATCATACTCAGCATGTAGTGACTACCAGTGTGATATAAGTGATAAATTTTTCCCACCTTGGGTATAAAATTATAGTGACTATTATACACTAAGTCTGTGTGTTTTGCAAGTGATATTAAACGATCATATTCAGCATTAATTTGCCTGAGTTTTTCCTGGAAAAAACTACTAGCCGCTACCCCGCGTTCGGACTTTATTAAATCAGAATTCGATAATGTAATAGCAGGGGAACTACTTGTTAAACCGTAGGGAAGCAGATTAGGCTTTGAGGTGTCATCCAATGAGATCACCAACATTTAGATCGCACACTTTATTTGCTTCCTTAACAAAGAATGCGCATTTGGGATTATCACCACTTTCCAGTGGTATACTCAGGATGTGCCCATTTTTAAGCTTGGGAAAGTACCACACAATATCCTGAAATATGTTAGTAATTTGTATGTCCAATGACTCCAACTTCGAAGTATGAAATGGATTGAGTGCCACAGCTTTAAAACCTCGGTTATTCAGACTCGCCAATGGCAATACCTCAACACTTGTAAAATCCTCATCGCAAATCATTATGCTCCAATCCATGGGCATTTGTATTTCAAACTTACCAATTTTTAAGCAAATTGCCGGTGCATGGAAACTTTCTAAAAAGATCAGTGGTAACCAAAAATAATCTACATCTTCACGATCTGTAGCATCCAGAACACAGTATCTGATATCATCTATTTGTTCAGGTACAGTATCTAATTCGTAGCTAGTATTATCTACAGTTAGTATTTTCATTTATACTCCAATTTTGTCAAGTTATATTTAAATTCTTTTTCAGCATAGAACGCCTTACGCTTGGTAAGATGTCGCTTGCTGTACTTTAGGTCTGAGGTTATGTCATATACTGCTACATAGTCCTTGTCCTCAGCCTTACGGATGCCTCTGCCGATACTCTGGATCACTCTGACAAATGATTTACCAGGCTCGATCATTACGAGATTGAAGATCCTGGGTATGTTGATACCCACAGCAGCTACGCCATATGTCGCAACAATAACCTTATTATTGGTCTCTGATACTTCGTCATACTCGTCCTGACGATCTGCGGTCTTCATCTTGCCGCTCACAAACACCCAGTCAGGGTTTAGATCTTTGAACATATCACCAGTTGCAATGCGATCAATTAGCACCAATGTGTTTCCACTACCTGATATTGATTTTATCATGTTACTTATTTCGCTGATACGAGCCGGGTCAGTTGTGAGCCACTTGAGTTCCTGAGCATAGCCAGCAAATCCCAGGGGTGCGTCTTTCATCTGGAATATGTTGATGTCTAACTTGGCTAACACGCCCATGTCCTGTAACTCTTTGCTGGACAGTGATCCTATGACTGGACCCAGGGCGCTGGTAACACCAGTTGCTTCATGCTCGTCCTTGGGCACTGTGCCAGTGAGTCCCCAGCGTAGGGGTACGTTTCTGAACATGCCGCTCAGTTGGTCACGCAATACATCTGCCTTGGCTTTGTGTACCTCATCCACCATGATAAGCACCACATCAGACACAAACTCGTCTATGGGCACCTCAG